CAAGAACTTAAAGACATTAGAGGCAAAGACTAACGATGCACTTAATGAAGAGTTTACAAGAGCCAGAGGTATAACAGTAGTAAGCAGTGAATTGATGCAAGACCAAAAGACTGGTGACTATGTAAGCTACATCATTTACACTAAATAATACAATCAGTACAAAATAAGTTGAACTAACAGGTAGAAATTATGAGAATCATCACACCTAAACAGATCATAAACATAGAGACTAAAGCAATGAAGTCATATCCTAAAGTAGATATAATAAAACATATAAGAGTTAACGAGTTAAACAAATGCAAGGGAAAAAGAAAGCCATAATCAAATCAAAGATAAACAAACCAGCTAAAGGTTTAGAGTTAATGGCAGGAGGTAAGTATAAGATAGAGATGAGAGAGAATAGGATACTGTTGAGAAACAATAAAGGGCAAACATTAAAGAACAATAAACCCAATTCGTTAACAGAAGAAAACATTAATAAGATAGTAGAGGGAGTAGAGAGTTATGTTATATGGTGCTATGAGAATAGTGAACTACCTATGAGAACAGAATTGGCTACTAATTGGTTGGGAGTTTATCGAGAAAGGTTGTGGGAGTGGGAGAAGTTATCTAGTGCGGTAGCGGACGCAACCAAAAGAATTGACAGCTTCCAAGAGGTATATTGTGCCAAGAAAGGCTTTAAAATGAGGAACCCAGCACACGCAATATTCATGTTGAAAGCTAATCACGGATATCAAGAAACAAGCAAGATTGAGCACGAGCACAATATTACAGTTAATGTTACAGACTTTGACCAATCATCAATGATAGAAGCAGAATACAAGGAAAAGAAAGTGTAAATCAATAATCAGTTACAACACAATAGAATTGATAGACCAGTCCAATCCCTAATGATAATACATTGTTAGGGATTTACTTATGTTCGCACAATCTATATTGTGCGAAGTTCATAATTAAATATTCAATTGAGTTAGATGACCTAGGCAAGGACAGACACAGCGTGGTGAGCGTGTGGGAGCGTGAGCAGTGATGGTGGGGGTGTACGGAGGGTGGCCCCCCTTAAAGTGGAAACGGAAAGACCGGTACCTCAGTAGATATATATTCCTTTTCTTTTTTTTATCTATCTAGGGATACGACCCACCACTAAAGAAGATGAGTCTATCTAGGTGTACAGCCTGCATACGAAAGGGGAGTCCTATTTAGGTATATCGTCTCCCACAACAAAGGGAGGACAAAAAATTCCCCCAACGACAAAAAGGGAGAGAATATAAAACCTAAAAAACCCAACTAGTGTATGGGGGATAAGATGAGATATGAGGTCCTCAATGGAGTTTCTAAAAGGAGTTTGTCTGCGAAATATTTCAGAGAATCCATTAAGGCTGACTGAAATAAGATCTAGCGTATAGGATAGTGGAAGCGTTACGACATGCGAATACTTCTTTGAACTTTCCTGCTTAATATTATTATACAATATTTGTAGTATAGTGCAAGTTGTACTATTATTAGGATAACCAGTTACGCACAATGCCCTATCGAGGATTATTTTCGTAACTGGTTATAATCCAAGATGGGGTTTTGTGTAAATATTATAATTAAGAATAAATCAAATGATAAAAGAAGAGATTGAAAAAAAATTCCTTGAACAAAAAAAGGTGAGAGATGGAGCACAGGGAGAGATAGATAAATTAAAAGTTGAGTATAGGAAATGTTTAATTGAGGAAGTTAAGGAGAGCCACGAATTGGATGAGTTGGTAGATGTTCCGTATCGTCCATACGCAAATTACAATTATCCGATATATAATGCCTAACGTAGAGATTCCGTTTAATTTTAGTCCTAGACCGTATCAGATTCCTTTGATGGCGGCGATGAACTGTGCAGGATGGACCCCTGAACAGTTAAGGATTTATCAAGACAGGAAGGATGCGGAAAGGAAGGAGGCAGAATTAAAACCTTTCACTTATAGGGTGATTAATCGAGCGAGTATAGTGTGGCACAGAAGGGCGGGAAAGGATAAGACCTGTTTAAACTTCATGGTGAAGAAGATGCAAGAGAGAGTAGGGAATTATTATTATTTGTTTCCTACATATAAGCAAGGGAAGAAGATTTTATGGGAAGGATTTGATAAGAGTGGATTTAAGATGATGGATCATATCCCAAAGACTTATAGGGAGAGGGTGGATAATTCTGAAATGAGTATTACGATGAAGAACGGGAGTATGTTCAGAATTATCGGGACGGACGACATTGATTCAGTGGTTGGAGTGAATCCGGTAGGGTGTGTGTTTTCAGAATATTCGTTACAAGATCCCAATGCGTGGAACTTTATAAGCCCGATCTTAGCCGAAAACGGGGGGTGGGCTATATTTAATTGTACGCCTAGGGGGAAGAACCACGCATATCATCTTTTAAAACAAGCCCAGGATGACGACAGATGGTTCACTCAGATCCTTACAGCTGATATTACAGGTGCGATTTCTAAAGAACAACTCGAACAAGAGAAGAAAGAGATGTACGGACGTACAAGGAGTGACGCTCTATTTAATCAGGAGTATATGTGTTCATTTGAGACCCCTGTTGTGGGAGCGTATTATGGAACAGAAATGGTTGAAGTTATGGAAGATAAGCGAGTTACTGAGGTTCCTTATGAGCCTACCCTAGAGGTTCATACAGCGTGGGATTTGGGCATGGACGATCAAACTAGTATAATCTTCTTTCAGCAGTCCGGTGGGGCGTTTAGGATCATAGATGTGTATTCAAATTCAGGAGAAGGACTTAGACATTACGTAAAAGTTTTAAAAGAAGTCAAAAAATACAATTATGGGAAACATTATTTCCCTCATGATATTAAGGTCAGGGAATTAGGAACTGGTAAAAGTAGGTTTGAGGTTTTAAGAAATTTCGGGATAGTTCCTGTAATCATTCCTAAACTTGGATTAGAGGATGGAATTGAGGCCGTTAGAAACACACTCCCTAAATGTTATTTTGACCGGATAAAATCTGATAGATTAATTGAAAGTCTCAAACAATATCATAAAGAATGGGATGATGTGAATAAAATCTATAAATCCAAGCCAGATCATGACTGGAGTTCTCATTTATGTGATGCAATGAGGATGTTAAGCTTAGGTGCAACCATTCAAATTAAGACTATAATGAATAGAAATAAGAAGAAAAACAAGCAAATACAACAAGATGTTAACCCCTTGGTTGGGTTTTAGTTGTGAATTTATGTTAGTTCAACTATAATAGAACTATATATTTTAACTTTACTATAAAAAAATGACAGATCAATCAGAGAAAGGGATAACTACTGCGATAGATTTTAGAAAAGCAACAACAAAAGCTAAATGGAACACACGAGAAGAATATGGTGTGGTAGAGACTATACGAGATAGATTTGACGATATGAAACGTGGGAGAGAGTCAGGATGTCCATGGGCATCTCCAAAACAAATCGTAAGGACAGATTCAGGCTCAAGTAATTCAAGTGAGATGGGTACAGACTGGGTTGAACACTGGGACCGATGTTATAAGGCATGGAACATGTATCACACATATACAGGGAAGCCTAATTTAAAATCTCCAGTAAGTTTTGCTCCTATAGAGGCGGCTATTGCTGAATTCAAAGAGAATGATATTAGTGTGACTTTTACAGCAGTAAACGATGAGGACAAGAATAAGGCTAAATTAATGGAGAAGGTTATAAGGAGTGTCCATCGACAGAATGATTACGGACCTGAATTAATCACAACGTTAAAAGAGGCCATAATTACAGGGACATCTTTTGCACACGAATGTTGGTTATCCAAACAGAGAGAAGTTGAGATGATAATGGATTCTAAGAAGAGAGCACAGATAATCGAGAATGCTGATAAGAAGACCTTAAAAGAAGTTGAGAAGAAACTCGACGAAAAGAAGCCGTTGACCGAAAAAGTAATGAAGGTCGATTACAATGATGTAGCGTATGTTCCAGTTTCTATTTATGAGTTTTATATGGATCCTAATGCGAGATGTTTAAAAGGGAAAACTCACGAAGCGACAGATTGTGTGTGGAGGAGCCTAATGAGTCTCGATCAGTTTAAGGCTGAATACGGTGGAAGTTTTGACCCTTATATGGTTAAAGGGAATTTAGATAAAGTTGTTTCCGCGAGAATGGCAGCTGATTCTTATGATGAATCAGAGGACTCTTTCTTTGAGACGCCTAAAGATGTAATTACGGACGATCAAGTTGAAATCATCAGATATTATAATAAACAAACAGACAAATACATAGTTATTGCAAATGATGTATTAGTAAGAGACGGTCCACTTCCTTATAATCATAAGGAGCTTCCTTTCGTGATGCACAAATGGATTGAGTTCCCACACCTTCCTTATGGGATTGGGCTTCCTACAGTACTTGAGTCTCTACAATCGGAAGACGAGACATTGAGGAATATGATGTTAGAACAGCTTCATATTGCCACACGACCACCGATGTTGATTAATAAATTCATCTATAATGATATTGAAGAAGGATTTGATTATCCGGAAGCAGGTAAAAAGATCGAAGTTGGTGGAGAAGTAGGGGGGAACAACATTAGATGGTTTGAAGGCCCAAGTGCGAGAATGGAATATCCAATGATGCGTAACACTATCCAAGAGGATGCAATCAAGACATCAGGAGTCAATCCCTTACAATATTCAGTTCCTAAGCCTAATGAGCCTGTAAGAAATAACATGATGGCAATGGAGTCCACAATGAAGTCTCTTAAAAAAGGATTCAAGAACTGGACTCAAGGCTATAAGGAAGGGATCAGACAAGAGCTTAAGATCATGAAGCAAATGTACACTAAGAAGAGAGTGATTCAGATTGAAGGTGTACAACTCTATGAGGAGGGCGGAGAACTAAAAGAGAGGAAAGCAAAAGGATTTACTTCATTCAAGGTTAAAGAGAAATACTTTGATTTTGATGAGGAACCATTAATTGAGATAGATGTAGATACACTTGTTCCAATGTCACAGGGCCTAAAGATGCAGAAGATAGAACAGGCAATGCAACAAATAGTTCCATTACTTCTAAATCCAAACGCAATGAGGACACCGGGGGTTCCACAGATGATCCGATATTACTACGAGACACACGAACTCCCCGAGAAGCTACTTGAGACATTAAAAGATGAATCAAGTCTCGAAGAGGTGCGGGATGCAGAACAGCAAGAAAATCTAATGAAGCAGGGTCTAAGAATACCTGGAATCCCTGGAGAATCTGATTCTCATTTAATGGAACACGTTCAAGAGATACTTGAAAGGAAGTCTGAACTTGATCAGTTAGAAATGCAGGCACGACAACAAGAAGAAGAGAGAATGAGCCAGCCTCCACAGCTAGATCCTTATGGAATGCCTATGATGCCAGAGCCAGTTAAACCAAACCCAAGAGTAGAAGAGTTAAGAGATGTAATTGATAAACTTAATCAGCATCTACAGACAGATTACCAGAGTAAAGGTGACCAAGCAGTTCAATCGGCAATAGCCGCAGGGAGTGCTATTCAACAAGCCCAAATTAATCAATTACAAATGGGACCGGCTATGGGTGAGCCACCCTTAGGGATACCACCACAAGGACCACCACCGGAAGCAATGACTGCACCAGCAGGTTTCCAAAACCAAACTGGTCCAGTAGGATTGGATCCACAAATGATGAATGGATGATTTATTTAACAAGATGACAAGAGAAGCGGGTTTAAGCACAGCAGACTTACAGGAGCTTGCCCGCTTCAAAACCTCCACCTTATATAAGGTTTTAAAGACTTATACGAATTGGAGGAGCAAGGGGCTTTTTAAGACCACAATTTTGTCGTTTAGCCCTCAGAACACGCCACAGGCAATATCACAGATCTCAGAAATTAAAGGTCGAGAAAAGGAGCTTGAACTTCTTTTTAGTATTTCTGATTTAGCAAAGAAAAAATTAGATTATGATTTAAAAAATAAAAACCATGGAAAATAAAGAAGAAGAAAAAAAAAAAGAGAAGAAAGAAGAAAAGCCAAAGCATACAAATGAAGACTTTAAAGCCTATGCAGAGAAATTCAAAAACGCTCTACAAGATCTTTCAATAGAAACAGGGATAGGAGTAACTCCTATTTATGAGGAAAGATTCCGAGAAGGAAACATGACAAAGATAGGGACATTTGAGTTTTATACTATCCCCGATGAGCAATTAGAGAAGATAAAAAAAGCTAGACAAAAGATTGTAACAGCATAATAGTTCAACTCAACTTGAATTAATAAATTAAAAGCTATATAATATGAATAATGAAACAACTGAACAGAATGTCTCCCAAGATCAGGGAACGCAGGAAGTTCAAACAGCCTCTCCTAATGGCAGTGAAATGGAGAACGTACAAGACAATACCACTGTATCCTCTCAAGGAAATGAGAACGATGATCCAGAGAAGTTAAAAAATGATTTCAACGCTCTTAAAGGAAAGATGTCAAAACTAGAAAGAGAGCGGAACGAATATCAACAAAGACTTACTGAATCTGAAACTATCGCAAACACTTTCAATGATTTGAAGGACTCGCTACAAAGCGATCCGAACGCATGGGAAGCAGTACGACAGGCAAGGATTAAAAAAGGTAAGGATGATATTGGTACTTATGAAAGTCATTTTGGTCAACAATCTTACGAGGGTGCGAATCAACCGACTCAGAACAAGCCACCAGTCCAAACTCCACTAGCTCCACCTTCTCAACCACAATACGATCCAAATAGAATCCATGAAGATGTGAGAACCGTGCTAGAAGAAAAAGAAGCACAAGATCATTTCTTCAAGGAAGTCCCGGAGATGGACCCCAACACTGTTAAGTCATTAGATGATTTTGAAAAGAGAGAAAAGGCTAACTTATATGCAGAAACATATCAGACAGCTAAAATGCTTTCCAGAACAGCAAGGATTCCATTAAAAGATGCGATGGTTAAAACGTGGTATATGAGGCCAGAGAACGAGGCTAAATATATTGAGAAGATAAGGAAACAAGGTGAAATAGAAGGACAGGCAAACGCTTACGCTCAAGGTGTAGGTGCTATGTCAGGTGTATCTGGAAGCAATGGTTCGCAAGCAGGAAAAGCTGATACAAGAATAAGTCCCGAAGAGGCACAAATAATCAAAACAATGGGTATATCAAAGGAGGATTATTTAGCTCAACGGAACAACGGCTAATCCAAAATTATTTACACACTCCCTCGTAAGTACAAGGGAGTGTTTTTTTATAAAAATAAATTTAATCAATATGTCAAACACAGCAAATCACAATGGTTACATCCCAGCTAAAGAAGCTAGAATGGTAATCAAAAACTCAGAGGTTATAAAAGTTGGCGATTGGATCGTTGACGAAGGAGCTGGTGCAGCAAATGTAGACGCTAAAACCGAATACATTGTTGGACACGCAATTCGATTTGAGGATTCAGAAGGACGAAATCTAGAATCCCCATCGGCAGACACAGGATCATTAGGTGGAACATGGGCAGCAGCTACAAAACAGTATACAGCAGCAGCAGACAATGAAACTGTTGATATGGTAGTAGTAGTATACGAACCATGTGATGAAAATACGGAATACGTTGCAACATTAGATGCAGCAGCAGGAACTACATCAGGACCACGAGGTTATTACTTTGGTATTCTTACAAGCGATTCTTCTAAATTAGATGAATCAGACGCAACATTAACTGACACTGGAATGCAGTTCTATTGCACTAAGGCTTTGACCGCATTAGGTACAACAAAGGTTGCAGTAAAGGTCGCAAATAGAGTAACTACTATTAAAAACCTATCTTAATAATTAACTGAATTAATTGATAAAAATATGGCAAACATAGGAGCAAACAATCTACCAAACCTATACAAAACTTGGGCTAACAGCCACAAGGCATTGGTGGAAAATTCTTACAAGAAAGGTAAGGATTTCAGAGAGGGAATCTTTTACATGGATTCAACAGAGAATTGGGAAGATCGAATGGTAGAAACTGAAGGACTAGACGCACCTTCACGATGGGACGATGGCGAGACAGCATCACAATCAGAGATCAAAGAAGGTTACAAGCAGACATTCACTCAGGTACCTTATGGGGAAGAAGTTCCATTTGGACGACTTATGAGGAAATTCCAGGCTAAAGATGCAAGAGTAATGAAGAGAGCTATGACTCAGTTAGGTAAGGTGTTCTATAGGATGGAACAGAGAGCAGCTTTCTCAATGTTGGGATATGGTTTCTCGACAACAAACACCTATTTAACTGGAATTACTGGAGCAACAGTATCCGCACTAGGACCTGATGGAAAGAACTTATTCTCAGTAGCTCACCCTTGTGGACCAAACAACGCAACAACTTGGGCAAACGTAATCACAAGTTCACCTGGAGTAACAGAGAACGCATTAAAGCTATTCATTGAGAACCTAGACGGTCAACAGGATCCAACAGAAACTTATAATGGACAGTTAGATGCAAAAGGAGAGAAGAAACATTATGGAACTGATATGGGTTATGTATGGATGGTTAGTAAATCAGACTTACCTGCAGCTCTAAGGATTGTTAATTCAGATCTTAGACCTGGAACAGCCAACAATGATGACAATGTTTATCAGGGTGGATTTGATGGAGTATCAATCGAAGTACGATGTATTCCATGGTTATCAGACTTTGGATCAACAAAGGCTCATTTCTTCATGGCTAAAGAAGTTGTAGACGAGGAAATGCCATTGAATGTATTGACCAACGAGGCATTCGCAACAGATGATTATACGGACGACCGAACAAAGACAGCTTACGTAAGGGCATCAGAGATCTTTACAGTAGGATTCTTATCTGGACGAGGTATCGTAGCATCAAACGGAACAGGAGTAGCTTACACAAGCTAATTTCACTACCTTTGGGGTTGTATAGGTTAAACCCCACTTTTAATAAAATTAACATGTATACAGCTATAGACTTCAATTACGGCTATAGACTGAAATTAAAAAAAACAATGACAGATTTCGCAGACATGGTTTACTCAATGGGAGTACCAGTAGTAGGAGGATTAATGAGACAAGGAGAAAGTTATTTCGTTGATCCTTATAAGGGAAGCGATGGTAACTCAGGTAAATCAATTAAAGACGCATTTAGAACTCTAAACAGAGCAGAGGCAGGAATGGTAAGTGGACAAGGTGACACAGCTTATTTAGTATCAGGTGGAACCACAACTGCTAACGTTTCGAACTATCTATCAGCAACACTTGTTTGGGATAAAGAAAAAGCAAACATCGTGGGTTTAGCAGCACCAACAGGTATCTCACCAAGAGCAAGAATTGCAACAATAAGCACACAGACAACAGCAATCAACCCATTACTACAAATAACAGCAGGAGGTTGTACATTCGCAAACTTCCAAGTATTCAATGGAATTGATGCAGCAGTAGCAGCCAATGGTGTTGAGGTTACAGGGGCAAGGAATTACTTCTATAGAGTACATATTGCAGGAATCGGAAATGCAAAGAATGATGTAGCAAACGCATATTCACTTAAACTAACTGGAGCATCAGAGAACTTGTTTGAGGAATGTACAATAGGAATTGATACTATTGCAAAGGGAACAGCGGCTAACTCTGAAATTTCTATTGCATCAGCATCAGGAAGAAACAAGTTTGTACGATGTGATATCAGAACATTCGCAGAAGCAGCTACTCACCAGTTCTTAATTGTTGCAGCTAGTGGTATTGAAAGAGAAGTAAGATTTGAAGATTGTACATTCTTTAATCCATCAGCCGCAACAACTGCAGTTGAGATGACAGAAGCAATCGACATTAACGCAACTCAGAATGGAACAATCACTCTAAAAGGTTGTACCCTAATTGGAGCAGCTGATTGGGAGGCAGGAGATGAAGGATTAACCTTGATTGATGGTGCAGCACCAACAGCAGGAACATCAGGAATCGCAGTAGCAACAACAGTTTAAACTTAACGCAGAAAGGGGAAGGTAAAACTTCCCCTTCTTAAAATAAATGACATACGAAAATCAAAGAGAATATCCTGTATTAGGAACATTCACTGGGGATAAGAAATTAATAATCGATACACCCGTAACACTGACAGGAAGTTATGCAGCAGCAAGATCAGCTGTAATTCCTATTGCAATGGGAGAACAAGCGATTTTGAATATTGCTTATACAATGGGAGCAGCAGAGACAGGCAATAGCTTAAACTTTAAAATAGAATTTTCCACTAATGGGGTGACATATCATCAGGATATATCACAGACTACGGCAAGTGGAGCGGCTACATTGTATAAACTAGAATATACTTTTGCAGCGACAGGAGCAGCAGGGACCTATGATTATATAAGATTCCCCCTCCCTATAGCGGAAGGATATGCAAAAATATGGGTGAAAGAAACTGGGATAGCAGCAAACGGAGGACTTTGTTATGTAACAGCAACCGTTTCGGGTAAATAATTAAACTATAAAAATATGACTTTTAGACCAACAAACGAATCGACAATAGAGGCAGATATTCAGTTAGGTGCGGTTGAAATAAAGGATGCAGCTACAGACACGAGAGCAGTTGTAAATGATGCAAACACAGCAAGAACTACTTCTACAGATGCATTAGTTGTTCAAAATGTAGATGCAGAAGGACACGTCCCAGACTGGTCGGATTTGGATGATATCAGAACGGCGGTTCAGGTAATGGATGACTGGGATGATTCAAATTATTGTAATGTAAACTTAAACGTAGCAGGAACTGATGTTGCAGCAAATACGGGGACGTTAAATGCTCAGACATTAAGGGTTACTCTTGCGACCGATGATCCTGTTGCAAACGCCTTAGAACCTTCAGCACCACAAGCTTACGGTATAGATACGGCAGGAGCAGATACTTATACAACTGTTGTTACTGCAAATGCGGCAAGGACTCATATGAGTGTATCTTTACAGGGGTCTAACGATGCAATAGTTTCAATTGATGGTGGGACAACAGATTCTTTCTATATTCCTGCCAATTCAATACACGTATTTGATAACTTGAACATTGCTAATAGTGCAATCATACAGGGTAAAAATGCAAGTGGAGGAAACAACTACACGAATTTAGCAATTACAATTTGGTAATTAATTAATAAAATCATGAGTTCAGCTTCAATGTTGCCTAGAGTATTGGCAGCAAGTTCAGACATAAATACTGGAACTGATACAACTAAAGTAATAACTTCTGATACCTTAGCGGGTTCCAATTTAGGGGCTAAGTCCTTTTGTATTGTCGTAAAAGAGTCGGATGCAAACACGGCAGTTGCAGATGGTAAATCAGCTTTCGTGGTCCCAGCATCGATGAATGGGATGAATATAGTTGCAGCAACGGCTTCAGTACATACAGCAGGAACAACTAATACAACTGATATCCAAATAAGACGAAGAAGGGTAACGACCGACGTAGACGTTCTAAGTACAAAGATAACAATAGATTCGACAGAACAAAGTTCGGTAACGGCAGATGCTCCGCTAGTAATAAATACATCAAATGACGATCTAGCAACCGGAGATAATATCTATGTAGACGTAGATGCAATATCGACAACACCAGCAACAGGCCTTTCAGTTACAATCACAGCCCAACTTCCATAATTAAATAACAACAAATGGATAAGAAAGTGTTAATCGGGATGCCAACCTATTCAGGGTTGATTCCAAACCAGACAGTCACAAGCCTATTACAACTACATAAGCCATGTCCTACAGCTTTCATGAGTTTAGAGAGACAAAGGATAGATAAGGCTAGGAATGCGATGGTAAAAGAAACACTAGATAACGGATTTGATTATTTATTTTTTGTAGATGATGACAACCCAATCCCGCCAGATACTTTAGAGAAATTGATGGAAGACGATAAGGATATAGTGATTGCCCCGATATTAGGAAGAAACCCAAACAAAGAAGGTAAATATCCATTATGTGCCTTCTACTCAAAGAAAGTAAAAGCAGACGGAGAAGAAATCAGTTTATACGAGAATATAGAAAAGTTTAAAGAGGATGGGGAGTATTTACACAGGATAGATGCTGGAGGGACAGGTTGTATGCTGATTAAAAGGGAAGTCTTGGAAAAGCTATGGGAGAAGCATGAGGGGCTACCATTTGAGTTTGGAGAGACAAAGTTTAAGAAACCAATTTATATAAAGGGGATTGAATATAAAAAAAGAACCATGTCGGAAGATTGTGAGTTCTGCGAAAGAGCAACAAAAGAAGGGTTTGAAATCTGGCTGGACGATAGGATAAGGCCGGTACATTTTAGCAATATTAATGTAATAAAATATAATGGCTAGTTATACAATTACAACTAAGGGATCATCAGTTAATTATGATACATATTCCCCGTCGTGGAACTCAGCATGTCAGATAGATAGTAATCATTTCATAAACTTTTGGAATGGAGGGAATTTTGGCAATAATGGGCTTACTCAGGTATTTGAAATAAATACGTCAACATGGAATGTCACTACGTCAAATAGTAACTTGGACTATATAATAACAGGAGAATATAATTCATGTGCAAATATTG